TATTCATCTATCCACTTTGATTTATTTGTTTTTTTTCTTGAATATATGTTATTATTTCCATGGTCACGTTGAACCATTTTACGTCTAATTATTTGTGCTATTTGTCCTGCTTCTTTGCTTCTTCTTTTATTTTTTACTTTTTTCATAACTTTTATTTTAATAACCTAAATATACGAAAGTTATTTTAAATAACCATAGGATTTTAAATATTTTATACATTCTTTATAATAATATTGTTGTATGTCGTTTGCTTCTATTTCTTGTGGGTGGTTTTCATATCCAAATTCTCTTAATAGTAAAAAATAGTTTTCCATCTTTCTCCAATGGTTGAGTTGGAGGTGATGAACATATTCGTGTATTAAAGTTTTGATTAGTCTTGTTATTGATGGGATATTGTGAGGGTAAATTATAATATTACCTACTTTGTATTCTCCATATTTTGTTTTATGTCTTTTATCAAACATAAATTGTATTTGAGGTCGTTCTTTATTACCAAATTTTAATTCACAAAAATCGATGACTTTTTCAGGTATTATATCTATTGCTTTCATAACCGTTACTTTACCCATCCTTTTTTTATTGTAAATATACGAAATATATTTTATAAGATCAAATAAAAAATATACTCGTCTTTCCGAGTCGTCAACTAAATTTCTTGGTAGTGGCACCTTTACACGGCCAATTAGTTCTACTTGTGATGGTAGTCAGGACAGGAATCGAACCTGTATAGTTACCTCCTTTATTCACGTACGGTTGGGAGGATTACTGAACTCGTGATACTACTATTGGCTACCATTACACCACCTGACTATATTTTATCTGATAAATATACGAAGTTTATTTTAGGATACCAAATATTCTGCACGTGATCGTGGACGTGATTTTATTTTTTCATACCCGTCTAGATAGTTTATCTTGTCTGTTATTTCATTTTGTGGTACTATTTTATTAGTACCTAAATAATAGACAGGGCCAAAATATTCTTCATATATTGGATTTGTTCTATCTTTAACATTTAACATTCTTCTCTTTCCTCCCCAAGATCTAAAGTCATTAGCTGTAGTTCTGTAAAATATTCCATTTACTTCTACTTCAAGACCTTGAGCAGTGTTAAAATCATATTTTAATTTTTCAGTATAGCCTTTTTTCTCCATTTTAGGATACAATTTCTTTTTTCAATTCTTTTAAAAAGATACTCTGTTCTGGTGTCATTTGAGTATTTTCTAATATAAAGTTAATATTATAAATAGATGATGTTTTAGCTAACGTTGTTAAATAATCTAATCTATGTTTTTCTATAACTTCATCTCCTGCTGACATAACAGGTACTTTTAGTAACTGGTTAAAGTTAAGTCTAATCAGTTCTTGAGCATGTTCTTTAATTGTTGTTTGCATTTATATATGATTTATACTTTAAATATACGAAAGTTATTTTTAGGATCCAAATAGGGTAAAAAAGAGGATGCTATGCATCCCCTCAAAAATATAAAAAAGTAAAATTAGTAAATTACGAATCCATTTTATCAGCGATATAATTCTCAAAGTCCTCAATGAAATCTTCTTTAGTAAAATCATCATATTTAGCATCATTTGTTTTCATATCCATATGAACTGCATTAATATATGCTTCTACTACATCTTCACTGCCACCATGACCCATTAAAAGATCTTTTAAATCGTTATGTGCAAATGAAAAATGTTTTTCTTCATTTATAAATTGATTCCATTTTGATTGATACGTCTCTGTCATTTTAAATTTATTTAATTGTTTATTATAAATATTATGCTTTTATTTTAGAATACCCAATGCTTTAGCTCTCCCGTATGAAACATATTTTCCATTTGATTCATTGAAGAATTTTCTTTTAGTTATAGGTAATTCTTCTTGTTCTTCCTCAAATGATTTATATTTTTTAGAATATTTTATTTCAACACTTACAGGACCATTTTGAGAGATTTTACTATCAAAATACCACACTTCAGTACTTCCATCTTCATTTTTATATTCTCTTGTATATTTAGTTGGTTTTTGCTCTATTCCAACTAATGATGGTCTTCCACGTTTACTCATAACTTTTTACTTCTTTAATATGTTTACAAATTCTATCTTTTGATCTCCAAACCCCTGGACAATTGCATTTGTAATTTAATCCGTTGAATGTTACCTTATAAAAATGTCCAGGATCACTTTTAGATTCAAATTCCCAAGAATTAGATTTTTGTTTTGGTTCATCTATTTTTGTTTTTTCCCAGATTACATCATCTGCAGTAGTTTCAGGATGAACTTCAATCCAATCAGGCAACATATATTTCTTTCCGTTTGCATTTATAAACGCAAAAGGTAAGTGAGGATGGGTGTGTTTGTATTTGAATATTTGAACACTAACCATATTCCCATAACTCTTAGGATTACTGATAGTAAATTGAGTTGTAGGGCGGTGTAGTATTCTAGTACGAAGATTTCCGTGCTTGTTAAAATGTGTAAATTTAAATAATGCCATAACCTTTATTTCTTATACTTTAAATATACGAAAGAAACTTTAGAATACCAAGGGGGAATCACTAGCGTCCTTGACCTTTATAAGGTTTTGAGTAGTTTTTACTTGATGGGTTAGTACTTGTTTTCTTTTTTGCATGGACTCCTTTTCCATTTATTTTGGATTTTGAATGGAACGTTGATTGAGTCGTAGATTTTGCTTTGGCCATTTTTTAAGGTTTTTGATAATACATATCAAAATAAATCTTTTAGTTTTTCCTTTTCTATAACCATTTTTATTTTACCTACATAGTTTTTATCCTCAGCGTAACTAGCACTTAAATAATCAAGATATTCAGCTTCTGATCTTATACCTCCAAGATATCTACTTTGATAAAAAGCATAATCATATACTGATTGATACCAGTCTTCATAGTAGGCATGTCCTCTTTCAGTGCCTGATGAGGTAGTTATTCGGACATTGGCCTCCTTCATGCCAAAAAGATTATGGTTTTCTTTGAATATTGGGCTAGTCCATTTTCTCGTTTCAATAATGGATTGAGCCATTACTATATGAGGAAATTTAATATTTAATCTTTTTATTTCATTTACTAATTTATCTTTAGTAAATTTATTTTTTTCAGCTTCAAGATTAACTATTAAAAGCTCACGTTCGTATTTATCTAAAGCTTTAAATCGTGCTAATCTTCCTATACTGAATGAAGTTATTAGTAAAAATATTATTGTTCCAATTAAAATTCTAAAATGAGTTTTATTTAACTCTAATCTAAGTGTTTGGGGATTAAATTGATATAACATAACCTTTACTTTTTATTTACTCTAAATATACGAAAACTAGAAAGGGAAACCAAATTAATTTTTAAGTTTAGCAAGAGCTTGTTGGATTTCTACACACCTTTCAAATTGTTCATGATATTCTTGTATTTTTAAGTTTTTTTCCAAAGTATCAATAAAATTTTCTTTTAATACTTCTAAACTATATACTATTCCTTCACCTTTAATTATAAGATCTACAGAATGGATTTTTCCTTCTTCATTTTCTAAATTATTCAGAATTGAATTTATTATAATATCAGATAAATTCAAATCTTTACTTGAAACCAAGTCTTCAAATTCATCAAAATTTTCAACAATTATTTCCTCAGCCATATTAAAATAAATTTAAAAAATCTTTATTTATATTTTTGTTTTTTAATTTCTCGTTTTTTTCATCTTTTTTTAAGATGTCACTAGCTAATTTTTCAAGATGTTTAGATTTTATTTTATCATAATCTCTAACTATAGCTTCATGTTTCTTTGATTTTTTAAAATTTTTCATTTTCTAGCTATTATATCGTATTCTTCTGGTTCTTCATCTTCAAGTCCTAACTCTTTTAAACGCTGGAGATGGTAATCGTTTAGTTCCCATTCTACTTTACTTAAACTAACTGAGACATGGTCTTCAAGTCCTTTAATCTGTCTATCAGTAAACATATCACCCTGGTAAATAAAGTAACAGTTATAACATAGTAGCTCTATATTTTCCTGTTTGTAGTTTTTCTTATTTTTGTCTTTAAAGTTAAGAAGTAAAGGCATTTTATAGTCTAATACTCGTCTTTCTTTAAAACCACATTCAGCACATTCTTCTAATAAATAACCTTCAGTAATGAGTCTATATTTCATCTTTTCAGGTGAAAATGAAGCGGCATTAACTCTACCTTCGATTATATCTATTAAAGCATGATGTTTTTTCCCATTATTTAAAAACTTTGGAATACCTTTACCTGATGGGTTTAAGTGGAGCTCAAATAAACTTTTACCTGTTTCTTCATCCTTATAGAATTTAGCCCATTTTTTATAGTGCTGGTATGAACAATGGAGATATCTTGCTGCTGCCCTGTTTGAATGGGTAACATTCATTGCTCTTACAATGTCTTCTTTTAAGAATGGTTTTGCTTTAGGCATATTATTCTTCTACATTTGATGGTCCGTCTTCAAGGAATATCTGATCAAAATTAGAAATGGTTGGAATACCATTCATTTCATTTACTTTCCTTTCAGTTCTCATATAGGCATCATATTCACTTTCAGACATTATTTTTGTCTCCTGCCATGTATCTTCACCTTCACCACAAGTAATGGTTACCGATCTATAAGCTCCAGTAGTAGAGCAATTAACACAAGTTGCTGTGTTAGGAAGAGCCAAAAGGCGTTTTTCGGGAATTTCGATATTACATTTTATACAATTTCTACTCATATGTTATTTATAACTTTTGATTTTAGTATAAATATACGAAAAGAGTATTAATTTTCCAAGTCTTTACTAAAAACCGTTTTTTGGAGATAATTCCACAAATCAATAGGTTTATTTAAGATAATTTTATTTTCTTCTTCATCTTCCAATGCTACAATATTATTATCTTCATCAAATCTTTCCATTAGGTACCACATTATTATTTCTGTAGCTTCTTCTCCATATATTAATTTGAATTGATTTTCAATTACAAACCAAAGTGGGTCGGTTACTTTAGTAAGGTTAATACCAGCTATTTCATCCAATTTATCTTCCATATTTAATGAATCATCTGCTTGTTTTATCAGAATTTCAAATACAGTTGATTCGGTGGCTTTAATATTGTCTTTGACTGTAGTATTAGCTCCTAATATCTTATCGAATAATATTTTTATATTTTCTATTTCTTCTGGTCCTTCGAACATAATATAACTTTAAATATTTTTAAAAATGATTCTAATGGTAATCTTTTTATCCCACTAGATATTACTTGGGCTTCATCTAAACTTTTTGCTTCAACTATACCTATTGCTTCTTCATTTTGGTCATTAACATGACAATATTTATACTTTTTCATATACAGATAATTTGTTTATTACATTTTGAATTTCTATACACTTATCAAAATCTTCTAATTGAGCATAATATTCTTGAATCTTCTTTAACACTGGGATATATTGGGTTGAGTCTATTTCAACTATTAAGGATAGATTAACTATATTAAATAGTTCTATTTTTGGTTTATTATCTTCAATAGCTTGGAGGATAACATCTAAACTTTGTTGTAACGCAAATGTTATAAAATCCTCACTATTTGATATTATCTCTAAATCTTCTTTAGTATCATATGATATTTGAAGATTAATGATTCCCTTTTTAGCTTTTATATTGGGTTCCATATGTTGAGGGTTTTATTTGTTCGGCAATAAATATTAAAGAATTTTATATAAATGTTTTTTACTTATTATTGGATTTGAAATAAAAATTTTATTTTGGGCCCTATCTTCTTTTTTGTGGATAATAATTTTAAAAGGCCCGTATTCAAAATTACCAATTTCTGTTTGATCTATTATATCCTGCAAATGAATAAAGAAATCATTAATATAATTTTCATCAACCAAATTAATATCAAATTCTACTATTATATCTCCTTTGCTGTTATTTAATGGATAGATTCTATCTTTAACGTTTAATTGATTAAACATATACCCATATTTTTTCCAATCTTCAAATGATACATTTAAAAGCTGATTAGCAATAGTTTGTTGTTTATCATATTCTTCCTGTATTGAGGGGATTATAGTTTCATCTTTAACATATACTTTATCAAAGAAACTTTCAAATGCAATAAACTTATTTAAAACAGAATTTTTACCTAAAATATTAGCAGATATTTCATAATATTTTATTTTATCTGTGGAGTGATTAAATTTACCCCATTTTCTAAAAAATTTCCCCATCTCAATTTGGTCTGCAAATTGTTGTAATTTAGCTTTATTTTGGGCTTCTTGATTATTTGAATCAAACCAATCTTTTCCTCTGCTAGATGTACAAGTGAAATGATAAACTAAGGCATTCCAAACTTGAATGATTTTAGTATTATTTAATACTAATCGAGTTAAAATATCCGAATCTTCTCTTGAACGTCTAAATATAGTATCATGACCACCAATTGAATTCCATGTATCTTTATATAAAGTAAATGGAGCAAAGAAATATTTGGTAATTTTTTCTTGTTTTTGTTCCTCAGCATACTTAGTAAATACGTCTAAATTAAATTTTTTAGGATCTAAACCAAAATTATAAGTAATTTTTTCTCCTGAATTGCCATGGAGAGGGGGTTCAATTCTAGTAGAGCAAAGAATCATGTTTGGTTCTAAATGTTTAAGAACTTCAACATCATAATCTTTACAAATAACCATATCTGATTGTAAGTAAGATACTATTTCATTTGAAGCAAATTCAAACATTTCATTAATATTTCTTTGATATCCATAAGGTATAGGTAATTCATTCTTAAGAATTTTAAGATTGGGAAATGTAGGTTTTTGAGTTAATAACCACTCTGTAGTTCCTTGGTTATCACTATCTATAAAAACTATGATTTCATGTGTTAAGACTGATAAGTTATTTTCTAATGATTTAAATAATAACTTAATATGATCTATCTCATTTCTAGCAGTATTAATGCAAAATGTTATGTTTTTCATTTTTGTTGTTTTAATATATTATAAACATTTTTTATACCTTCTTCTAAACCCAAAAGTGGTAAATTAGAAAGTAGGTTTTCTCCATTGAAGTTATAATTGTCAGTTAATCCTTTAATATTATATTCTATATCTACTGAATGCTTATCTAGATTATTAATAATATTTGTTATATCACTTAGAGTATATTTTTTATTGTAACTACAATTTATTTCTTGTGGTGGAGAGGTATTTAATATATAATATTCTACTAAAGAAACCAAATCTTTCATATAAAAGAAATCCATAAATTTATCTTGATGAATAATAATAGATTCTTTGTTAATATAACGTTTAATATTAGCTTTAATAAAACGAGTATCTAATTCATTTTCATCGAATACACCATATATTCTTAAATTATAGAAATTTTCTTTTTCTGTAATAGATTTAGAAATTACTTTTTTACTTAATCCATATGGTGTTTCAGGAGAATATATTTCTGCTCCTGATCCAAAGTGGATTAATTTTTTGAATTTATTATTACAATTTAATAGATTGTAATACATTTTAAGATTATCATCTAAAACATCCCAATTATCTGGTTTTAATCTACTACCTCCACTTACAGCACAATGTATAACAATATCGAAATCTTTATTTGAAAAATATTCTAATGTTTCAGATGAATTTGTTAAATCAAAATCTTGTCTTCCTACAATAGTTATATCATATTTAGAGTATAGATATGAATGGATACTTCTTGCAATATAACCACTTTTACCAGTAATTAATATTTTCATTTACTTTTTTTGAGTTTTTGAGCTACCTCTAAAATTAAATCTTCTTGTCCAGCAACTAATTTTCTATTACCTAATTCAAATATTAATGATGAATATTCAATTCCATATAATTTAGATGCTTTTACAATTGGTTTTTCAAAACCAGAAAACAATCTAGTTAACCCAGTTAATACATTGATTGGAGTGGTAATAGGAGCATTTGGAACTAAATAATCCATTACTCTATCAGCTTCTTTAATAGTTTCTTCAAAGCTAATACCTGTAGTATAACCTGATTTTTCAAATACTGGAATTATTAATTCTAAGGGTGCGTTACCTGCACCTGCTCCAAATCCTCTAATACATGCATCAATTAATTCAGCTCCATTCTCTGCTGCTATTAATGAATTAGCTACAGCACATCCTAAATTATTATGAGCATGAAATCCAACTTTAATATTTAATTTATCTTTTAATAAACTAATTCTTTCTTTTACATCTTGAGGTAAATAAGTACCTGTTGAATCCATTATAATAACAGCTTGAGCTCCATAATCTTCCATAATTTTAGCTTGCTCAGCTAATTCTTCAGCAGTAATAAGAGCAGACATCATCAAAACTCCATATACATCTTTTCCATATTTTGAAAGAGATTCAATGTGTGATTTTGATAAAGTAGCTTCTGTACAATGGGTTGCTACTCTAAATACATCTACACCACAATCAATAGCTAATTTTGCATCATCAATAGTTGATAACCCTGGGATAGTGTGAATGCCAAGTTTTGATTTTTTTAAATTTTTTCTAGCTACAGTTAACATTTCTTTATCTGTATTTGGAGATTTTCCTATCAATAAAGATGAAGCAGCTAAACCATTACCATGTCCTACTTCAACAATAGGTATATTAGCTTTATCTGCGAACTGACAGTATTTTTCAATACTATCTAGACTGATTGTATGTTTAACGCTATGATTTCCATCTCTAAGGCTGGAATCTGTAATAATTATATTTTTCATATGTTTTTGCTTAATTTTTCTGTTATTTTAATAGCGGCACAATTTATGATATCTAAATTTCCAGCATATTCAGGAAGATAATCACCTGTTCCTTTTACTCTAATACTTAACACTACTATACCATTTTCATTCATTGTTGGAGGCAAAACTAATTCATAATAAGGAATATATGTTTTTAATTCCTCAATTTTATCAGCTATTTCTTCAGTTAAATGATTAAAATTAATATCTTTGGTTTTGATAAAAATAGTAGTTTGCATATCAACACAAGGTTCAGCAGGATTCAAATTTAAAATAACTTTATTATTTTTACATCCTGTAAATTTAGTAATAGCCTTTTTTGTTGTAGCAATATAATTATCAACATTAATTCTAGTTGCCATACCCGCACTTTTAGAGGCAATTTGAGATACTATTTCAATGTATTCTAATCCTGTACAATGTTTTGAAATCAAATGTAACATAGGCATTGAAGCTTGACCACCACAAGTAATCATGTTCACATTATCATCAGTTAAAATAATATCTGAGTTAACATCCGGAACACACATATCTCCTACCTTAGCTGGGGTTAAATCAATTACTTTAATTCCTTGTTCTTTGAATATTTTAGCATGTTCTTTAGCATCTTCTGCACTGGTACAATCATAAACAACATCACAACATTTTGGGTTATTTATAAAATAATTAATTCCTTGATCTGAGATTGGGATGTTTTTAGATTGGGCTATTTGCATAGTAGGAGAATCTAATCTTCTTCCTACAAACGCTACTATATCTATAAAATCAGTTTTAAGTGATTTTAACATTAAATCAGTACCTATATTTCCTGTGCCTAAAATTGCTACTTTTATTTTCATCTTGTTATTGTTTTACTACGTTCATGTGTTCCTGATATCATTACTGCTTCAATATTTTCTAAAGGTAATAAAGGAGACATTTCTTCCAAAAGACCTGCTTGAATTGTGTTATCTTTATTTTGAATACCTTTTACTTTAGGGATAAATTCTTGGTTTGGATCCATAAATACTTCTAAAATACCTTGATTTGGAGATGATAAAAATTCATCAATTCGATCTATTGTATAATATTCGTATTCGAATGCTTCTGCTACTTTTTTATAATCGGGGAGTTCAACACCTGTTTTTTTATCAACACATGTTTTAGTTCCTTTAAAAAGCATGTTTTGAGTGTGTTTAATCATTAAATAACCATCATTGTTAAAAATAACTATTTTAACTGGTAAATTATGAGTTTTGATGGTTTGGAGTTCTTGAAGATTCATCATCATACCCCCATCACAATTTAAACACATTACTGGGTTAGGTCCAAATCCCGCTCCAACTGCTGCTGCTAAGCCGTATCCCATTTCTCCTAAACCAAGAGAAGTAAACATTTTTTGATTTGGTTTAATATTAAAACCATAAAATCCACTCAATAATGCAGTCCCCATATCTGTAACAATAGTATAATTATCAGATATTTTATTTGAAAACCAATCTATAAATGTATATGAATTTGTAGGATCTGCTAAATGCTCAGGCATTACTCGAGGATATTCATTTCTAATATTATTGCAATATTTATTCCAATCTGTAATGTCTATGTTAATTTTATCACTAAAATTATTTAAGCTAGATAAAATTGCTCCAATGTCTTTATTAATTGACAATCCATCAAATTTATTTGTTTCTGTTGAATCTATATCAATGTGGATTATTTTTGCATGTGGAGCAAAATCTTTCCTAGAATATCCTGTTTGTAATAGAGATAATCTACTTCCCATTACAATTAATAAATCACAGTTTTGAACAATAAAATTGGATGAACGTTGCCCTTGAACACCTGAACGGCCATAATTGTTTGGGTTTGTTTCTTCAAGTAAATCTACTGCTGACCAAGTTAATATTGTAGGTAGATTATGTTGTTCAATAAATTGTTTAAACAACTTTTCAGATTGAGATAATTTAACACCATGTCCACCTATTACAACAGGTTTTTTACTTTGATTAAGAAGTTCTATAATATTTAAAGCTTCGTTATTTAATAAAGAATGTGAAGTTTTTTCAAATGGTGTTATAATTTGTTCTTCAACCATCTGTCCTTGAATATCAAATGGTACTTCTAAAAATACAGGACCTGGTCTTCCAGTTTGGGTTGTTTCAAATGCTTTTTTAAATGATTCATATACATTTTCTTTAGTGATTCGAACAGACATTTTGGTATGTTTTGAAAACGTATCTACTGAATCGTATCCTTGAATACCATACATTCTCATATCTGAATATTCATTAATATAATATGATTGTTCTTGACCTGAGATAATTATTCCTGGGATTGAATCTGCCCAATTTGAAAGTATTCCAGTAAAAGCATTTGAAGATCCACCTCCAGCTGTAACTAATGCTACAGACATTTCTCCACTTGAACGATAATAAGCCCCCATAGCCATTACTGCCGCTTGCTCATGATGAACAGGTATTAGTTTGATATGGGGGTGTTTATTTAATGAATTATATATATGTGAGTTAGCTGATCCTATAATTCCGAATACAACTTTAATATTGTTTTTAATTAAGAAATCTGCTACAACATCACTAATTTTTACCATATGAACTTGTTTTTATAATGGTTAATTATACGAATGATTTCTTGAGAAAACAAGCTTTTTGGTTTCCATCCTAAAGCTCTTATTTTAGAATCATCTAGCGCATAACGAACATCTTGTCCTGGTCTATTAACTGATAAATCTATATAATCTTTATGCATTATGCTAGCTATAGAAGGTCTATCATTAAAATATTCAGTTATTATAGCATTAACTGTATCTATGTTACGTTGTTCAAATCCTCCAGCAACATTATATATTTCACCAATTTTACCTTTTTCTATTAATGTAATTACTGCTTCTGCTGTGTCACTTGCATGTAACCAGTTTCTATAAGGCATACCATCATTATGTAAAGGTATTTTTCTACCTAAACTTAAACATTTAATTGCTTTTGGAATCAATTTTTCTACATATTGACCTATACCGTAATTATTTGTTGGACGAATAATCATATAAGGTACATTATGTGTTCTACCCCAAGCCATTACTAACATATCAGCGGCCGCTTTAGTTGCTGAATATGGGTTACTTGGTTTTAATAGGTGATCTTCAGTGTGTGCTCCTTCATCTATATCACCATAAACTTCATCTGTACTGAAATGTAATAATACAGGTTTTTTACTGTTTTCTCCTCTATGATTTTTAATTAATTCAAGTAAGTTATGAACTCCATCAATATTTGATTTAACAAATTCAGCACTACTGGCAATTGAATTACCAACATGGGTTTCAGCTGCTGTATTAATTATATAATCACAATCATATAGGAATTTTAAATCATTGATGTCACTATGAACAAATGAAAAATTTGGATAAGATTTAAATTCATCTAATAAATCTTTATTGGCAGCATAAGTCATTTTATCAACCCCTTTTACATACCATCCTTTTTTAAGACATAATCTTGTCACATGGGAACCTATAAACCCACAACATCCTGTTATATATACTACTTTTATCATAATTAATCTCTATGTTTAAAAACAAAATAATGATTCCAATCAGTTAAATTTTCATCTGGGAGCATTTTTTCACTATCTAATTTAGGGAAAAATGGAGTTTTCAATAACGATCCATAGAATCCTTCTAAATCAAAACAGTGAAAATGCAACATAAATATAAAATTATCAAAATCAAAAGCTCCTCTATAAATAAAAGGATGACCCATCCTCCAATTTGGATTACTAATAAAAAATATTGAGTTAGTGTGGGTTAAATTATAAACTGTTTTAAGGATTAAATGAGGATTAGTAACATGCTCTAAAAAATCATTCATTATTACTAAATCATATTTTTCTCTCAACCCAGTAATATCGAATTGTTCTGCTAAATCCTTAACAAAAAATGTCCCTTTAAAATTTTTATCTTTAAATGCTTTTTCAGCAAAAGGTTTATCAATCAAATGATAATCCAATTCAGGATGAATTTTCAATATTTCTTGAGAAAGTACTCCCGGGCCACTTCCTATTTCTAATACATTTTTTATTTTAGGATTTTGATTTATTGTATTTGAAATAAGTTGAGCTTCATATTGATATCTTTTTATCCAAACATCTTCTTGGATACGTTCTAAACTACCTCCCTCAGCCCATTCGTGGCTATGATATGTATCCATATCTTTCATAGTAACAAAAGGTTCAGGGTTTTGTGTTCTAAATAAACTCATATTTTATTTGTTTTTTAAATGTGATTTTAATATAACATACGAAAAAAGAAATAAATAGCCAAATATATTTTATTATATTAAGTTGTTACATTGTTCGTTTAAATAATAGAATATATTATCTGAATATTTTTCTTCTCCTATACAGTGATAGCTATCAGCTGTAAATGGAAGTTCTATTATTCTTAATTTATCTAAAGCATGGGCTATTGCAGAGGGTGCTGATAAATTAGCTATTATCATCTGGCAAGAATTTATTGATGTAAACCATTCATCTAAAGTAGTTAATTTAAGGTAATCAACTTTAGATTTGAATGGAAATTCATTATAATCATTATCATTTGAAGATATAAATAATAAACTATCTCCATATTGTTCAACAATTTGATCATATGGAAACTTTTCATTAGTTCTGGTTGCTGCCTTTCTTTGAATTAATATACGATCTTTTAATTTATTATCAAAGTTATTATATTTAATCCATTCATATTCTCCTTCAATAGAAAAACCACACATATCACTATATAATTCAGACCAACATGTTTTATATAAAAGTGGAGATCTCAAATATTCCCCTAAATCTATATAACCTTGTCCAACAAGTTTTTCATCATATATAATAATAGGAGAGTTTTGATTTGGTGTTTGAATTGGATCAAGATGATAATTCTCAAGAATATCAAATGAATTAATATATTCTTGTTGCATTAAAATAGGATATAATTCAGTATAAGTGTTTTTTATTCCAAATTCCCACCCAATATCATACATGTAAACATTTGCTTTAGAATTACGTTGCTTGCATATATTTTTAACGGCATAGAGGGATTGGATAAAATCCCCCAATTTACCTCCCATAACAAAGTTTGTTATATTATTTCCCATACATTTTAGTTGAGCCCTGTTTGTATAATTTTTGTAATTCACCGGTACCTACCATTTTATTGAGTGATTCATCAATTTCTTGAATTAAGTCTGTTCTCAATCCATTTACTACATTAGTTACTCGTGTTGCGTCTGCAATTTGTTTATCTGTGGCATTTTTATCACGTTTAATATCTTCTGCCATCCAAATTCGAATATTAGCAATTGTTAATTTGTCGATTAAATTTCCTATTGTATCCATATTATTTTTTAAATTACCCAGCGTTTTGTAATAAGTTTATATCATTTTGAACCATTTTTTTAATCATTTCTTGAAATGTTGTTTTTGGCTTCCAACCTAATACATTTTCAGCTTTACTAGCATTACCTCTAAGCACATCTACTTCTGCAGGTCTAAAGAACTTTTCATCCTTTATTACGTATTGCGACCAGTCTTCGATTCCTACAAAACTAAAAGCTACATTCAACAATTCTCTAATAGTACGAGTTTCCCCAGTAGCTAGTACATAATCATCAGGAGCATCTTGCTGTAGCATCATCCACATCCCTTCTATATAATCAGGAGCATATCCCCAATCCCTTGAAGCTTCTAGATTACCTAAAGCAAGAACATCAGCTAATCCTAAATGAATTTTTGCTACACCATGAGTAATTTTTCTAGTAACAAATTGTTTACCACGTCTCTCACTCTCATGATTAAATAAAATTCCACTACAGTTGTACATACCGTAAGATTCTCTATAATTTTTACAAGTCCAGTGTCCATATAACTTTGCTATTCCATATGGGCTGCGCGGATAGAATGGTGTATACTCATTCGCAGGGTTTTCTACCATCCTCCCAAACATTTCCGAAGAAGATGCTTGATAAAAGCGAATGTCTTTATTACCATACTCGCGGATTGCTTCTAACATTCTTAATACCCCTATACCTGTTGTATTAGCAATAACTTCTGGTGTGTCCCAACTATCCTCAACAAAGGATTGAGCTGCTAGATTATACACCTCATGGGGTTGTGCCTCTTTTAAACATCGTACTAATGAATTTTGATCAGCTAAATCTCCTTTCAAAAAATGAATATTATCCATAATACCGGCTGTATTAGTTCTATCTTCTATTGCTTTTCTTCTTTCAATTCCAAATACATCATAACCCTTACTTAATAAAAACTCTGCTAAATGGCTGCCATCCATACCACCTACTCCGGTAATTAATGCTCTTTTTTTCATTTTGTTTATTTTATTTTTCTATAATTTCAAATTTAGGACAAGGTACTATAAATTTACCACCATTCATTAAGTATTCATTTTCTCTAATAACAAATTCGGAAATAAAATGCCAAGGAAGAACTAACATATAATCTGGGTTCATAGCACGAACTTCTTCTTCTGATAATATTGGGATATTAGTACCTATAGTTTTTAAGCCAAATTTATATGGAGAACGTTCTGCGATAGCATCAATTAATGTATTATCTAGACCAAACCATTGTAATAAAGTATTCCCTTTAGTTGATGCTCCATAACCACAAACTGTTTTACCTTCTGATTTAGCTTTTTTAATAAATTCAACTGTTTGAGTTTTTAAAGATTCAATATTATTCATAAATTCCTCCCATACTTCAGGTTTTCCAATATCAAAGTGGCTTATTTCATAATTTAAAATTGATTGAACTCTAAAATTACATACATCACGTAGTGGACTTGTACCAAAAGAAGATATATCTGCTGTTTCTTTTTGAACATATACTCTAAAACTTCCACCATTAACATCATTTAAACTACAATCAACTATTTTTAATCCATGCTGTGTAAATAATTTTTGGATTGAATTTAATGAATAATAATAAACATGTTCATGGCAAATATTATCAAATGCTAACTGTTGAAGCATTAGTGGGGTGTATGACATTTGAACTACCCAAATACCATTGTCATCTAATACTTTAGTAATGTCTGAAATGAAAGGATGTGGGTTTAAAAGATCATAAAACATAGCAATAGTAGTAATGACCTTTGCTTTTTTATCACTATGACCAGTTCGTTGATACGCATCATAAGAGAAATAATCTTGAACAATGGTAGCGTGTTTAGAAGATTCTACATAGTAACTATCGTCACATGGATCAATACCTAATTTTATATATTGATCCGGTACTTGTGATAATAATGTACCATCATTACAAGCAATATCTAACCAAATATCTCCTTCTTTTGTTTTTATTCGAGAGGTAATTTCTTTAACTATATCACCTAACTCTCTTTTCATAGTAGCATTAATACCTGAACGGTACCAATATTTACCCCACATAGTCTGTGGTGGGGCCATTTCTGTAAGTCTTGCAGCTCCTATTTCAGTATCAAGTACTAAATCTAAACTGTATAAATTTCTTCCTTTGTAATCTTCTTCAGATTTAATAAAATCTGATACGTGGTGTTTTCCTAAATTAACTAGCATTTTATTTATATTTTATTTCTAATGAACCGATTTGATAAGTCCCAGGACCATCAATATTTTGGAGAATATACGATAGAGATTGAAGGTATCCAAATTCTTGTTGAGTTAATTTAGAACCATCTACTAAAACCTCTATTAAACTATCTTCGCTGATTATGTTTAAATAATCTTCAAGTTGTTTATTACAATTAATGCAATTTATTTTGGTAAGAATTTTTTTATATGGAATATCATGTAACATAGTATAATTTTTAAAATGTTCAAATTCTACTTTCCATTTATTTAAAAATATTCTATGAGTAGTTTCATGTGATATATCACTTTCTTTAGTTCCTCTGGATGTTAAACTTCCTATATGATACACTATACTGTTTAATACTAAAACAAATCTATATCCTTTTAGATGAAGTCTAACCATTAAATCAGAATCTTCAAAAAAATATGGTTGGAAATCTTCATCAAAACCACCTACATCTAAGAAGGATTCTTTATAACCAGCCATAAAAAACCCACCAAAAGGAAAAGGTTCTGAATTATATGGGAGGTTGGAAATGTATTCTTTTGAAAATTCATCAAATTTATTTTTATCAAATTCATTTTCATCCAACCCAAAATTTTGAATAGGTTTTATAAGGGTACTTTCAGAGTGGAATTTTGGAGGTTCTATTTGTATAAAATTAGCAAATGTATTTTTTTGAATATGGGGGATTAAATTTTCTAAAAAATCAGGAGCAGTATAAGTATCATCATGAAGAAAAACAAAACCTGGTTTAGTACTGTTTTTTATAGCTAAATTATATCCAATACTTACATATACTCGTGTATTAGTAGGAATTTGTATTAAATTAGGATCATCAACTTTGAGAATATTTTCATTGACATTATCATATACAATAACAATTTCATTATTTGGATATTGGTGTCTTACATGATTGTATACTGATTTTAATCGTGAGATACTCTTTGCAGCTGTAACAATTAATATGCTAATATCATTTAAAGTAATCATAACATTTTTGTGTGAATTCATGTAATTGTATAATTGTATTTTTTTCAATTTCGTTTATTTCATCCCAAAATTCATTTCTTAAACTTTGAGCTCTAGGCAAATCATCTAAACCATAAGCGACGTATTTACTTAAAGCAAATCCATTTAAAAATTTTAATTTATCATTATTAAAAGGAATAACAATCGCATCCGTATTGCAAAGAAGACTTTGAATAGTTAAGTAAGTGTAATTGTCATAACAATAAAATGATTTTGACTTATTAAATAAATCAGATAATCCTATTAAGTCTCTAGCACTATGATAAGGGATAAAAATACTATCTTGGGGATGAATATAAGATGATTCTTGAATAAGACCTTGAGCTTTTCTTAATGTCCAACAAGTGTGTGAACGTTCTAATCCTTTATCAAAAAATATATCTCTATGTTGTTCTCCAATATAAAGTTGATTTTCTGGGTTTTTATTAAATTTGGAGGTAGTATAGTATGGAATATACCAAAACCACAAATCTTTATCATCCCATGTATTAATATGAACTTCACTAGGAGGACCAATCATCCATCTCACAACATTAGGAGCATTTAAATAATTCCCATACCAACTTTCAGGGTAAACAACTATAGCATCTTCTAAATTATCTAATATGTCCTGAGTTATGAGTTTAGTGTTATATTCTTCATAGGTTATGAATGGCTCATTAAAACTATAGGGGATTAAATAAGCGTCATATCCGTTTTCATTTAATAGATGACATAACTTATGTAATACTTTTAACCCCCCTATCCCAAAGTCAAAACCATGAGTGCTTATAACAAATTTTTTCATTTACTAAAAAATTCTTTGATTTTATCACAAACATAATCTACATCTTCAACAGTCATCCCGTGATGAGCACCTAATAAAAATCCATTTTTCATAATTGTATCTGAATTTTCAAATGGTTGAAGGTATTCTCTATAAATTGGGTGACGAGTTACGTTACCTGCAAATGTTACTCTTGTTTGAATATTGTTATTTTCTAAAAATGTTAATAATTCTAAACGTCTTTCTGTTTGTAATGGAATAGCTAACCAATTTGGTTCAATGCTATCATTAGGTAATAATATTTCTTTAACATCTTTTAGATTTTCTAAATAACGCTCAATATTAGTTCTTCGGATTTTTTTAAATGTTTCAAATCTTTCAATTTGCACTAATCCAAATGCTGCATTCATTTCAGAACTTTTAAAGTTATACCCTAAAACATCATATAAAAATTTATGATCATAAGGGATTCCGTCTACAACATGATTAAATCTATCATCCACAATTTCAGAATTATCTCCCATTCTTCCCCAATCTCTAAATTGTAAACATATGTCACGTAATTTTTTATCATTGAACATTACCATTCCACCTGATCCACCTGCTGTAATAACATGAGACGCATAGAAACTAGTAGTTGAAATATCTGTATCTTCAGTATATGAAATAGTATCAGCTGAATCTTCAATTACCACGATATCTTCTCTTCCAATTCTTTTTAGTTCTGATTTCAATAATTTCCAATCTGGTTTATTTCCAATTAGATTAGGAATCATAATTGCTTTAACGTCATCAGTAACGGCATTAATTGTGTCTTCAACTGAAGGAACATATGCTGTTAAGTCAACATCAACAAATACTGGAATTAAACCTAACTGGATAATAGGTGCTAATGTAGTTGAAAATGTACAAGCTGGAGTAATAACTTTACTTCCTTTAGGTAATTTTAGTACAGCTAAAGCTAAAAGACAAGCAGATGATCCAGAGTTAACAAATACACCATATTTCTTTCCAAATTCTTTAGCTATTTTTTCTTCAAATTCGATTGAACGAGGACCAAACCCTGCTAACCAACCATCTCTAAGACACTGTTCTACAGCTTTAATTTCTTCTTCTCCGTAAGATTCAAACTTATTGGGAGCATACCATATTTTTTTCATTTCAATTGTTTATAAATTATCGTATAAATTATTTTGTTTTTCTTGTTTCTCTATTGTTTTGGGATGGTTTAAATATACCGCTCCAAGTGACATATCAGAAGGAAGAGTACTATAAGTTTTAAATCCTTCAAGTTTTTCATGGACTTTATTTACCCATTTTATTTCAGGACAATTTCTATAAATTCTCCATTGATAATCTGGCCAGTTGACTCTATTTAGGTTATCTATACTCCATCCCCACTTTTTGATATGTTCATCTGTTAATCCTTTAACTGTATTACTTCTAGGTACAAGTACTATATCTACATTTTGTTGGATAATATGGGGTAATAAATCTACTAATTTAGTCGTAGGCAATTCATCTGCATCTATTTGGAATATATAATCTCCAGAGCATAAACTGGTTAGTTTATTTTTCCAATCAGCAAAATGGTTTTCAAAATTATCTGGGTACCATTTAAATTCATTATTAATAGATGAAGATCTTAAAAATGATTCAATTTCTGGATCGCCATGAGATTGGTCATATAGTACAACTATCTCATCTTCTTGTCTTTTATTTTTAAGTAAAAAATTTATTAAACGTTGTATTTCAACAAATTCATTACAAACGGTAATAGCATAACTTATCTTCATCTTAATATATGTTTATTATTTTTTGATTTTTATCATAAAGATAAACAATATTGAACTTGGCATCATAATAATCTTTAATGATATCAACATTAAACCCTGTAGCACTAACGTATAGCATAAATACATTATTAAATGTGTTTAAATCAAAGTTAAATGATTTATTTTTATTAAACATATTATAATGCTCATATATCAAAGATATATCAAATCTATTTGTTTTAAGCATTTCAATATATTGTTCTCGGTTCAAAACTTATCTTTATATTAAATATATAAATAATATTTTAAGAATCCAAACTTGTTTCAAACACTCCAATATATTCTAGTGCCTCTATGAAATCTTTTTCTTCAAACTCTTTGAGTGTGGTCATGTCCATTCTCCACTCATAGTATTCTCCTTTTTTATGTGGGTTAGGATATTTGGTTTTTTCTTCTTCTTTAACAGGAACAGCTTTAACAGCAGCCCATTTCCAGTTAATAGAGTTTGAACCATTAGCAAAAACCATACCTTGAGAAGGAACGTTGATTGTTGTAGGCATCCAAACTTTCCCACTTTCATCTTCACCCATTAATTCTTTATATAGGTTTGGAAGTGTTTCCATTTGTTCTTTTAAAAATTCTGAATCAACAGTTATTATAGTACTAGTTTGGAATCCACATCCGTAACAAAAGTAATTTTTGATTGTTTCGTTTACTTCAGTAACATAACAAGCATCACCTCCACATCTTTCACATATTGTTAGATTATCCATTTTTTTATTTATTTTTTAGTTATTATAAAATCTTCATTTCTTATTTCTACATTAAATACATCTTTATCCATAAATTTATCTATCATACGTTTAAATAGATTTTTTCTCATAATCCCAGCATCATCATCTGTGTATGTTTTAAAATATAGTATATCTAAATCAGATTGGTTAAAGTATGGTAATATTTCATCTTTTACTATCTTAGATATAGTATCTAAATAATGGTTTCCTTTTAATGTTTCTTTATTTTTAGAATATCCTTTTTCAGTTTTAGGAAAATAAAAATCTAATATCCAATATTTTGGGGTAGAATTTGATTTTTTTAATGTTACAACCATTAATGGATCCCCATCCTGTTGTTCAATTTTCCACATTTTTTGTCCATCAACGGCATTATACAATTCATATTTATATGATAATTCAGGATTAAGAAACTCATATAATCCTCTATTAGCTTTATTATAATATTCATTTAACCCATATTTATGAAGTACTTTACAATCCTCAATAAATGATAATTCAACCCATCTGCTCATTTTATTCTATTTTCTTTAATTTAGGTAATTCTATTTTTTTAAGTTGAGGTAGTTTCAACTCTACTTTTTTAGCTATTTCAGGTACGTTTTTAGATAAAATACCATCCAACTGTTCTTTCATTTTTTCAAAACTAAAATTAGTTCTACTATAATATCCTTGACGTTTACCTTTTACTAGCCATTCTTTATAATCTTCAAATACTTTACTCATATTATATCCTATTGAGCTAAAATCAGGAGAAAACCAATGAGATCCTTCAATTAACATATCTTTAACTTGAGCTGATGGATGTATCGGTTTTGCTTGCCCATCTATTAAAGCTGTAAATTCTGGATTTAGAAAATCTAAATGGCCTGACCAATTTGAAGCTATAACTGGTTTATTTGTTAAGCTGAATTCAAGTAGTGGTCTTCCAAATCCTTCACCTTTAGTTAAGCTAATCATGGCTTTTACTTTAGGATGATTATATAGTTCATTCATTTCTGTATCTGTAAATTCACCACACAGCAAATAGATGTTTGGTAAATTTTTACTTGGAACAGATTTACGGATCGTATCTATACGTTTTTGAATTTCTCTTCTATCCATATAAGAAGAACCAACCATGCTTGTTTTCAAGATAAGAGCGGGTGCATTTTTCTTATTTTTAAACAATTCATAAAACGCTTTGATTAATAAACCAACGTTTTTTCTATCTTCACCTATATCTCCTTGCATCCAATGTCCTACAAATAAAAAAGCAAACGATTCTTTGATTGAATTTATATCTGTTAATAGATTTTTTTCAGTTATTTCTTCAATTTTTAAGGGTTTATATGTATCTAAATTAGCTCCTTCAATCAATACTTCAACTGGGGTGGTTAATTTGATTTCACCTTGTCTTCCGGTTTGAGGGTCCTGAAAGTTGAATTTAGTTTCTTCAAATACTTTTTTAGAATGTTCTGATGATACTAAGACAATATTCATTCTATTACATCCTTCTAACCATTGTGGAGCACAAGCTGTAGTTTCAATACCTGCTGTTAATCCTATATTATATTTCCCAATTGCTTGGAATTCATTTGGGACTGTGATTTGACACCAAATATCAGGTTGTTCAGTTAGTTGTCCTTGATGTATATGTTTGGTTAAAAATCCCCATTCTTCTTTATGGTTTTCAATAAACCCAAATGGTGTACTACCCCATCTCTGAGGTAATACTTTAACATCATATCTATCTAATTCTATAAGTGATTTAACAAAATCTCTTGAACGAGCTCCATAACCTGAGTATGTGTCGATAGGGCAACTTATATAAAATGTATTTTTACTCATATAACTTATTAATATATTAAAGCGTGTTTTAATGTTCTTGGTTCAAAATCTGTGTCTTTTAGAAATTCATATTTTTCTCTTGGTTTCCAAGTTGAAAACAACTCATCCATTCCTTCAATAATTCTATTAGACATTTTTGAAGATGTAAATCCGGCTTCATCTCCTGTAGCCCATTCTCTACCTACTACTCCTCTTTCTTGTCTTTCTTCTTTACTCATATTATAAAGATTTAAAATTTGTTCAGTAGCATCTTCAGGACGACATCTATCATCAAAGATATAAGGGGTAGGTACAGAGCCAACTAAAGACATGTTACTTGGAAAAACAGGTAAAGCCCATTTACCACATGTTTCAAATGTACGTCTGTGATTTGAAGGTATTTCTGGAGATGGTGTAAACCATTTTCCGTCTGCATCTATGAATCTCATTTGGTCTTGCATTCCACCTGTTACATTTGCTATAATAGGTGTTCCTGATAATAATGCTTCGGTTAATGCTAATCCCCATCCTTCATTTGATGTTAATAAGATAACACCATCTGCTGTATTGTATAGAAAATTCATTCCATTACCATCAAATTTACCATTAGTAAATTTGACGTTACAATATTCTTCAGGGCAAAGATACTCTATTACTGCTGGTAGATCGGTTCCGTTTTCATCTACTGGGTCTGTATGGAGTAAAAGTAAACATTTTTTAGCTTTTTCTTCTCCAATTTTATCACAGAACAATCTCCAAGCTAAAATAGTATCTGGAATTGATTTACGTCTAATGTTTCTTGAGTTGAATAATAAAACAAATTCATATTCTTCATTTCCTAAAATTTGCTTTTTAAATTTAGCTAGTTCTTCATTTTTAGGGTCAATTGGTTGGAATACTTTATCATTCAACCCATGAGGAACATATTTAATTACTTTACTTTTAGCTTTATCGCCTAAAACTATTTCATTAATATTTACTGTTTGTTTTGAAATTCCAAATAATGCATCACAAGATTCATAGAACTCTTTATTATACATTGGAGCTGGATAATCATCCCAAATATTAAGATAAGCAATTGGGATTTTCTTTCTGATTTCATTTTCAATTTGAAATAACCAAGTAAAATATCTTGGATCTGTAATTAAGAAAATGGCATCAATTTTTTCCATTTCCATAATTTGTCTAACTAGATCTGGATTTCCATATCCATCAGTAGGATATAATGTAACTGAAGCATCAGGTATTCCTGCTTGTGTACTTGTATCTTGAGATAAATCTAAACGTTTACCTTTTTCAGGATGGTTTATTGCTCCAGCTAATTGAACCCAATTGTATCTATGGGATGTGTTGATAACCATTTCACGGGCAATGTGAGCTACACCTGAGTGTACTCTAATGTCGTCTGTAAGTAACAGGATTTTCTTTCGGTCTTCTCTTTTAATGTAACCTTCTTTCATTTAATTTTATTTTATTTTAATATACAAAACATTTTTTAGACTACCAAATATTGATTACTCTACCTCTACAGATTCGGCAATACTTGTGTTGTGAATCATTTTTCTAAAATCTTCATTAGTTACATAAAGATAAACTGCTCTATCAGCTAACTTTTGAAATGAAAATTTTCTTTTTACACATTGAATTTTAAATTCTTCAAATAAATCGCTTTGGATTTTTACACTTGTTAGTGTTAATTCTTTTTTAGTACTCATAATATTATATTTATTTTTTAATTATATACGATGATACATATATCGGGATTCTAAAGAGATACACTACATAATTCCTTATTTTCTTTATATGGGCAAAAGAAACAAGTTTTTTGACTTGGATTTGGATGGTGTGATTTTTTCTGATATCCGTTTTCATCAAATATTTCTTCAATAAAATCGTTTAATGCTTTATTTGCTTTACTTAATTTTATTTTACCTGATGGGGGTATAAATTCTTGGATTCTAGATATAGGAAAATCTGTGTTTTCATATATTTTTCTTTTCAAGATAAGAAATTTAATGCTGATGTTATCTATTGGAATATTGAATTGGGTAGATAAAAACTGTTTATATAGGATCAATTGGAATTGTTTTTCCTCATCTTTTTTAGTATCTGCATCCCATCCTCTAGTACTGGTTTTGATATCGATGATTTCAAATGTATTGGTTGGTTCATGATATAATACAACATCTAAGAAACCTTGATATATAACATTGTTAAATTCAGGATGAGGGGTAATTGAAATTGGAACTTCACATCCTACTAAATGATATCCTTTTTTAGAAAAATATAGATTACGTTTTTTCTTTAAGAAAGATAACATTTTAAGACCATCCTCAAAAAATTCTCTTAACTCTTCAGGTGAACTGAAGTGTTGTTTATTGTTTTTATCGTATTGGGTTTTATATTCGTTTCGATATGCTTCTTCAAATATAGATTCAATGTCTTCTCTATCAGCTTCTGCTCCACTTTTTTCATACATAACACTTAAATAGTGTTGAATAGCAACGTGAAGTGCTGTTCCAAATACAGTATGGATTGTTGAAGTGAATACTTTATACCCGTCTTTATATTGGAGAGACCATCTGTGAGGGCAACTTCTATATAAAGATAGTTGAGAATAAGATATATTTTTTTGGAAAGAATAATCTATTTCTCCTTGTTTAAAACTTCTTATTTCCTTGACTATTTGAGGAATTTTTTTCTTTTTAGCCATTATTAAAACTGTATTTCAAACTCCTCTACTTCTAATTTTTTTCTATTCTCAATTTCTCTGTTTAAATACCAAAGTGCTTTTTCTAATTCTTGAATGGCACTATCTTTTTTTCCACATCTAGAAATATATTTTAGTACATTACCTATATTAAAGTTAGCATCCCATGCTTCAATTACTTTAATTGCTTCATATGGATTATTTTCACCTCCATAATGTTTAGGATGGTTTACTGATTCTTTCATTTAATGCTTAATTTAGCTTTTTTTAATAACTTATTTATTTCTTTAATCTCCACTCCCATTTCGTTTAGTATATCTCTGACTCCAGTTTCTCTTAGAATATCAATATAATGTTCTGCTTCTCCAAGTGAGCAGTCAAAATATTTTGCTATATATTCTTCGATTTCTTTAAAATCTTTTTTAATTTCATTTTTGATGTACTTGAGCCATACTTTTCTTTTTGGGATCATTTCTTTATAGATTTGGTAGATTTGATGTTTATTTTGGGGATTTATTTTTTGAACATGATTTACAATGTCAATATAATTTATATCCATCGATAAATATCTATGTATCATGTAAGAATTCCACATTTCCCATGATTTCTCGGAGAAAGATGATGGAGGAGATTTATGAACAGTAATCTCCTCTAACCATTCAAAAATATTAACTATATCTTTTTTAGATTGTGTCATTTTTGTATTCATCTCTTAATTCAGTAGGGATAGTACTTTCTAAGATTTTACCAGAAACTGGATCATAAAATACAGGAATTGGCATTACTGCATCTTCTTTAGCACCTACTACAAATTTAGATACTTTTCTAAGTAATACACCTTGTTGGAATATTTTGTTTCCATCTGGTGTTTCAATTGATGTTGTTGACTTTAAGTCAATGTTTAATTGTGGTTGATTTTCCATTTTTATTTATTTTTATGTTGTTGTTTATAATCTATAAAGAATCCTATTGCTACTATAACATTCATCCCACAAGATGCTAATATTTCATGTATATCTTCATAAACATTAGTCATTAAATGAACATG